ACAGCTCAAAACTTCAAGAGTTTTACACAATTATTGGTCAGAAGGCTAGTAATGGAAAATCCGTCGTCTTTGAAGCCCTTGTTCGCATTATTCCGAATTATGTCATCCAACTTGAAAGCGATGTTTTTGAGGTGAATAACACACAGCGCCATAAAGCTATCGCAAAATGGCGTGGAGGACGCATCGCTTTCTTAAATGAGCTAACTAGACGTAAGCAAGACGCAGAAGTAATCAAAAAAGTGTGCGATGGAACAAGCATTTCATACAAAGTGATGTATGGAACGAATGAAGATATGCCAATCACATTTAAACTTTTCATAGTTGGTAATCACACGATCAATATTAATGCAGACAATGGTGTAAAAAGGCGCTTAAAAGCGATGCAAATGGACAGCGATTTTGAAGAAGGACGTGCTGAAGATGATTTTGAAAATCGCAAATTCATCAAAGACAAAAGTTTTGGCGAATTGCTGGTGACCAAATATAAGGACGCTTTGTTGCAACTCATCCTCCAATATTCCAACAAATTTGCAAACGAAGGTCAACTCCAACCATATCCTAAAGATTGGAAGGAGGAGAGCGATGAAGTCTGTGAACAAAATAGCAAATTTGATGCCTGGTTTTATGATCATTTTGAGCTTGATTCTAACAAAGACACTGGATTTGTTAGCAAAGTTGTTATGGAAGAGCTGTTGAAATCGTATGGCGAGAAATGCAATCCAAAAGACGAGTTTAAAAGAATGAAAATCAATTGGAGTTACGATAGAGATAAACAAATAAATAAGAAAAAAGGAGTCTACTATGGCTTCAAGACTATTAAAATAGAGGAGTCTTGCCTGTTACAAGTAAAAGTGGAACCAAAAGTGGTTGTTGGAGAGCTGAAAATATCAGAAGAATGCAAGTGTGGACTTAAGTTTATAAATATTTGTAAATGCACTAATCCTTCTTTTGAGAAGCATCGTTTGTCAAATAATTTAATATGCATTGTTTGTAGGAAATGGAAAGATCGTTGTAATCCAAGTGATTCAAATTAGTATATATATAGAAAGGTGGGCGGCAGTTCGCAGGTTCGCGCAGTTCGCACGTTTTTATAAAAGTCCCTTACGAAAGAGAAATTCTAGGATAGTTTTGTAAAATAGTGCGAACTGCGCGAACCTGCGAACTATGTGTATAGAGCAACCAACACCCAGTTAATTCTTACGATTCCAAGATTCTCAAGAATTCTTCCAATTTATTAGATACTTATTTTCTGAAGCCATAGTATAGAGATGTCATTAAAAGCTAGAATTGAAGCCGCAGACAGACTTACTCAAGAGATGAAACTTGAAAATAGTCGCATTTCAGAAGCCACCTGGTTAGGTATGAGCCCTCTTCCACAAAAAATGCTAACCCAAGTTGATGAAAACCTTATTAAGGAATATAATGCCCAATTTCCAAACGAAGTGATGAGACCAGCTGAGGGCTTAGATCTCCAAGCGCAATTAGAAGTACCTCCAAGATTAAGAGATAATCAAGTACGCTTTGATGCCGAGCGAGAGCATATTGCTGGTGAAATAATCGGCGCAAATCAAGCGCTCCAAGAAATTCAAGCAGCCAAGAAGCAAAATAGGAATGAGCGCAACAATTTGGGCAAATCGGCGGGTGATTACAAGCGTACTTTAAAAGCAATTGAAGAAGAAGAAAAACGCATAAAGATAGACATTGCTTTGATGAAATCTCGTCTCCGATTTATTGACTCAAACATTGAAGACAATGAGGCACAAATCAGCGAAATTGGAGCTCAGAATGCTAATATTTCTAATGAAAATAAGCTCAGCATTGAGACCTATAGACAAGAGATGAATCTTCTCAACAAGACAGGTCAGCTTCAACCACAGCAGCCTGGCGAATCAGAGGAAGATTATTTGAATCGCCTTCATAATGATGCCGAGATTCGCACTCCAAGTGAGACCGTTTATGATGCTAAATTGATGATCAATAGGAAGTTCAGAGAGAAGATGAAGGAGCTTATACGCTCTGACGTAAAAATTGATTTGATCGCCAATAGTCTTGATGACCGCAATGATGTGACAAATAAAGATGCTGTTATCAAAATGTGGCCACTCTACAAGGCCAAGTTTTTGAAACTATTTGGTGAAAATACGTCTTCGCTTGATGTAAAAAATATTCTGGGTTTTACACACAACTTTCTAGGAAATTCACCGCCCGAGGCTGGTCCTGACGTCATAGCCGAAGCTCGTGATGATGCGGAAAATGAAGTTGTTAATCCACTGGGTGGCTTGTTTAGATTGGAAGATCCCGAGGCAGAGCTAGATCAAATTCGTGTTTCAAAGGATGATCCATATACTCTTGAAATTAAGAAACTCGGAAATCCATCTGTCTATTTTAGAGTTTTGGAATCTGCAAAGAGAGAACCAATTCCTATATATAGCTTTTCAAACAGAGAAGGGACTTTCTTTCAATACATTGATTCTCAGATGCCAAGAGGTGAACCAAAATCTCAAGAGCTAATCAAAAGTCACACAGGAATAAAGCCATCAGAGCTATCACAAATTTTGACTCTTCATCCTTCAATTATAGGCAAAAAGCTTTTACAAGAACAGCAAATTCAATATACACCAAGCAATCATCAAAAAGAGAGAGCTTATTTCAATAGAAATGGTAACAAGAAAAAGATGGTCGGTTGGGGCGCCGAGTCTTTTCCTGTCTCGTGTCATTTTGGTAAGCTTATGCTCAGACCTCGCAAATTATATTTGGAAAATGTGCTGAGCATAAAGTGGCGAAATGGAACCAACGTGGCGCATTTTACCAATGTAAAAGTTAGTGAAGACCTGGTTCAATTGATACTGAATATGGTCAGAGGAGAGAAGCCGACCAAAATGGATGTGCAAAATTTGAGTTCAAAAGAACGGCAGCTTTATGATCGGCTTATTAGCGTTAGTGCTCTCCACAAAGAGCAGGTCCATACGATGCCTAAGACGACAAATGATCTCAAGAAAAAGTTGGCGCTTATTGAAGGAGAAATCTCGGCAGGAAATAACAACCCTCAATTGCTTGACGATTTGAAAACTATTTTATATCATTTAGAACATTTAGGCTGCTTGACAAAGTTGCAGATAAAGCAATATTTAGCACAATTTTAGGGAAAATAAAATCACTTATGAATTCATTTTATTTTCTGACATCATATTATAATGTACCATCCTGTGCACATTGGAAAACTCTCTCCCGCTCAAATTAGCAAACTTTTGAATGGCCATCCCGTCAGAATGAAGCACGGGACTCATCACGTAATTCACGTTTCTAAGGAACAACACAAGAAGTACCACAAGGCTAAACTCGCCAACAAAGGCTTGAATATGCAATTTGATCCGTATCAGATTGACCAGCACCAGCACTTACGAGGACACGGATTATTTTCTTCTCTGAAAAATGCTGCCAAATCAGCTGTCAAGCAGTACGCCCCTGCCGCCATAGCTTCCGCCAAATCGGCACTTCAATCTTACGTCCCTACTCAAGCTCACAGCTTACTTGATATGGCTGCTGATCACGCCAACAGTGTCGTTGCTGGATCTGGTGTCCGCCGTCATCGTAGGCGTCGTGTAAGAAAACCTAAATCCGAAAAGGCCGAGATGGGTGGCAGCACTTATGCTCAGCGTCTTGCCAGGAGAACTCGTAATACTTTTGCTCCCGTTCAAAAGGCCTTTCAACCAGTGGCTGAAGCTTTCAAGCCCTTAGCTCATCAGTTTGCTCACCAAGCTGGTCAAGCTGCTCAACAATATGGTAAACAAGCACTGGCAAATGCTGCGACAAGCTTGATGTCAGGAGCTGGAGTAGGAAGAGCACGAGGAAGGGCTCGTAGAGGCCGTGGTCTTGGAATCCAACAACCTTTTGAAGGCGGAGCTCTTTATCCAGCAGGGTACTACGGCCCTTAAGCAAAAATCCGCTGCAGTATGCGCTCATTCACTTTCGTATTGTTGCTAAATTTGGCTAGAAAGTGGGCAAATTTTCTGAGAGAAGAGCCACTAGATTTGTCGTCGTTCTCTATAAGAGCGATGCAGAACCATCCGCAGCTTGAGCTCAGATCATTTTGGATTTGTTCAGTGTTATAGATAACATAATCTTTTGCGCCCTTCAGCACTTCTAGTGGACAAATAAAGCCCATAGAGTCATAATAAAGCAACTCTTTGCCGAAGACTTTGAAGCACGTCCAATGCGTACCCCTGCCTTCATTTTCATTTTGCAAATTGATAATATACCAGCCTTGCTTAAATTCTTTCGGTAACTTATCTTTTGAAAAGATGCCATTAATTTTGATTCCATTGTGAGCTAAAATGTGCTCAATTTGAATATTTGATAATGCTTTCATATATATAGTTAAATATTTTATATATGAAACGACCCGAATCAAGCGAGGGGAGGCTTGTTTATTTGGTGACAATTCCGCTCTCAACATCAACAACAACTTCTTCAAAACGCTCTGTGAACACTATGTAGTCACAAGTTTGAAGAGTATTATTGTTGAAGCTGAGCACAATATTTCTGGGAGTGAGCTGATCAGCTTTTTCGCCACGAGTGCAGTCAATATAGTACCAACGAGATTGCTCCCAAGCAAATTGAGAGAGTAGACCAGTTGAAAGGCCAAAATCTGACCCGTTTAACTTTTCGTACAAACTGACTTCCTCCAAAAAGTTCTCGTAAGTGTAAAAGAGAGTAGATTGTTTGACATTTTGTCCACCGATTGTGACCTGTAAATTGGTAAGACTGATAGGGGCTGTTGTGGCTGGGGCACTGTCAAAAGGCGATAGAAGTTGGGAGAAAGAAGTGACACCTGTCAAATTGGTGTTGGCTGTTGTTGGAAGACCGTTGACAGTTCCAGAGATGAAGGGACAGATAAGAAGACCACGTATGCCAGTTACACCAGATTGAATGAGTTGAGAGTAAGAACTTGCAGCAGTAACACCATTGATCACATTGGTGAGGACGGATGTAAAGCAAACCTTTTTAGCACGGTTCTCTCTGATGTAAGAAATTGATTCTTCAGGTTTCATAACAACGGCAGGGTAATAGAACCTACAAGCAGTCATTGGGTGAGCACCATTGCTAAGCGCTAGATTGACGCCTCCAAAAATATTCGTAGGACCTGCTTTAGCAATTGAAATTCCAGAAACAATTCCTGTGGTCGTTGCTGGGAGAGCAGATAGAGCAGTCTGCATTAAAGGGCAAGTATTTGTAAAAGTATTGGATGCAAGAGAAGAGACCATAGCGCCATTAGCTCCTGTGCACAAGCTGCCGACTGCTCCAACATTGAGGTATAGCTTAAGGACACCATCAAATTTCTTTGAAAGGGGCCAGTGTTTCATTGAATTTAAAATATCTTGGACTCTGACGATCGCAGTGTCATACCATACTCCATAGTTGGTATTAAGCACCTGATAAGTGCTCTTGAATTCGTTGTTTAAATTTGAAGAGCTCATAATATTAGCAGTTGCACTGTTTCCGTATAAATTGGTAGCCTGGCCTCCAGTAAGATCAACAGGCTTGATGAGACGAGAATAGAGACCATTATTGTAGCACCCTGTGAATTGAGCTCCTAAGGCGGCTTCATCGCCAAAATCCGCTGTACCAAGAGAGAATGGTACGTTGTTTGTAACACCATTTCCAGTCACCGGAATCACGTTGGGAGCTGCTGGGTAAGCCGTTGCTGCGTTAGCGCTCAAAGTGCTGGTTCCGTTGTAGCGAATGGATTGGAAATTATCAAGTTGTCTGCCCATACCGAGTGACACACCAAATGCATTGTATGAATCCTGATCAAGCTCAGAAAGCATTTTAAAAGACACATAAGAATTGAGATAAGGCTGATATTGCTCAATTTGCTTACCATTGACTTGCAAATCCGCTGCGTGAACGAGCTGGAAATAACCAGATTTGAGACCAGTGTTGGCCCATCCATTACCAGCAGTTGGTGCAACGAGAGCACCATTAGCTGTATTGCTCGTGTAAGCAGACGAATACACAATTGGAATGGTGATAAAGGCTTGACTGATATCAATAAGTTGACTAGAATTGTAAATAGAAGAGAGATCAAATTGCACAAGAGCAGTACCCTGACTAGAGTAGACAGATCCGTTAATATCATTCACATATTGCCAATCTTTGCGGACATATGGAGACTCCTGGCTGATTCCCTGGGGGATTCTGGATTTTTCAAACTCGTAGTTATCAGACATTATAAATATTGGCTAGAAAAAATAATTACTAAATATATGTCAGATATTTCAGTCAAAGATGAAAATAAATTGTGGGCGCCTGATTTTGAAAGCGTTCTAGAAAGCATCCGAATAAATTCTGTCATTATGGCTAAACTTCATAAAAGGCGCTATCAATCTCTAAAGCGATCTCTAAAATATTATAGAATTCCAGTTATCATCATATCAGCTTTCAACTCGGTTATCAGTGTCGGTGCTCAACCTTTCATCATTCAAAAATATATTAGCGCTATAAATTGTCTTCTATCTCTCTTATGCGGAATTGTAGGATCAATAGAAATGTATTTTTCAATTGATTCAATGATGCAACAAGAATACAAAGTCAGTAAGGATTATTACATCTTGGCCACATCAATTTTCAAAACTTTGAGTCTTACTAGAGAGAACCGATCCATTGATGGCAAAAGTTTTCTAGATGAGTCCTTCAATAATTATAGTAAGCTGATTGAGAGCAGTAGCTTAGCATTCAAAGCGAAGCTCAAGGATTTTCTCGCACCATTACCGAGCGAATATGATAAAATTCACACGCCAAACGGCAGCCAGAGTAGTGATGAAGTCTAGACTCTATACACATAGTGCGCAGATTCGCGCAGTTCGCGCTATTTTACAAAACTACCCTTGAAATTCTCTTTCGTGAAGGACTTTTATAAAAATGTGCGAACTGCGCGAATCTGCGAACTATGTGTATAGAATTACTTTGCTCTCTCATTTTATGCGAATGATGTCAGTAAAATTGTGACGATAACGGTAAGGAGATCCTGGCGTCAGATCAATCGTGAAGAAGTTCTTGGGTTGGCTCGTAGAATCAAAATAAGCTTGTTTGACAAGGCCCACATTGTCGCCGCAATTATTGTGGGTTCTAAGTATTTGATTTATGGAGTTCATATCGTTGAGCCTGAAAAGCATAAAATATTGCGTGTTATTGCGCATTTGAATAGGCATATCAGAATAACGCTGACACATACTAACTTGTGTGAATCCAAATTTTCGTGCCGAGTTGAACCACTTCTGAATCTTGACTTTTTCTTTCGCCTTCAAATTGATGAAGTCATCAAAGACTATCAGCTTTGGCTCATTCTTGTTCTCCTCATCAAGGTCCTTCAGTTCAGGCAATTTATCAACATCGTCTATCATTTCAATGCCGTCAATTTTCTCTCTAAGGAAGTTCAAAAGTGGCTCATCTGTAGTTGCCCCTGAGAAGATAATAATGCGATAAAACTTTGGGCCCATACGCTCCAAAAGATCTACAAGAGCCGTCGTTTTTCCAGATCCAGTGTTGCCAATTATTGAGATAATTGCATTATTCTTAATCAAGTGCCTTTTGAAGTCCTTATCTACTTTTTGGCTTTTATTTCCAGCACCACTGATCTCATACCAATCTTTCATCTGATCCTTAAAGTTAAGCATTTTATATATCTCAATATAAAAATCTTGTTAGTTTATATGTCATCAGATCCTCCGCCATCCGAGAACTTTCCAGGAGTCATATACAATAATCAATTTTTCAACAATAATCAGGAAATTAGTACAGCGACTTTAGATGCTACCTATCTACGAAGAATCGGAACCGCCACATCGGAGGCTGTGCAGACCACTTTTGTCAATAATGTCAGCGTCAACACAGCATTTAACGTCCTAGGAACAGCAGCTTTCACACAAATTCCGACCACATCGGGCGCCATTGCAGGATATAATTCAAGCGCCCAATTAATCAGCAAGGGATATGGTGACCTCTATTATAGAGGCTTAACTGGGCCCACTGGTTTGCAGGGTCCTACTGGTCTTCAAGGTCCTACAGGAAAAACAGGCTCAACAGGACCAATTGGATTACAGGGTTTTACAGGAAATCAAGGCCAAGTGGGATCACAGGGTTTTACAGGAAATACTGGACCAGCTGGAATTGGAAGTCAGGGCTCCACGGGATCTACTGGCCCTATTGGACCAATTGGAAGTCAAGGGACGCCTGGAGGGCCAACAGGAACAACGGGAATTACAGGATGTACAGGTCAAATTGGACCTCAAGGCTCAACCGGTTCTATTGGAGTACAAGGTTCACAAGGATCAACTGGAAAAACAGGCTCAACCGGTTCTATCGGAGCACAAGGTTCACAAGGTTCACAAGGACCAACAGGAACCCAAGGGTTACAAGGGCTTCAAGGATTTACAGGATTTCAAGGTCCAACTGGAATTACAGGATACATTGGAGCCCAAGGACTTCAAGGATCAACTGGACTTCAGGGTCCAATCGGCCCAACCGGAATGACAGGATACATTGGAGCCCAAGGACTTCAAGGATCAACTGGACTTCAGGGTCCAATCGGCCCAACCGGAATGACAGGATATATTGGAGTCCAAGGTCTTCAAGGATCTACTGGACTTCAAGGCCCAATTGGCCAAACTGGAATGACAGGATGCACAGGAATTGGCCCTCAAGGGTCAACTGGAATTACAGGATGCACTGGAGTCCAAGGTCTTCAAGGCTCAACCGGTTCTATTGGATCACAAGGGTCTTTGGGAGCGATCGGACCAACTGGTTTAACTGGCCCATTTGGCCCACAAGGATTAAGTGGTTTACAAGGACCTACAGGAATAACAGGAAGTTCTATCAATTTGTTGCCCCTTAACAACACTTGGACTGGAACAAATATTTTTAACAATACAATAACTTCATCAGGCATAACTGACATCGCAACAATTAATTGTAATAATTTAACTGCAGGGGGGACCCTTACTCAAGGAATAAATTATTTGGCTGCTAATAATCTTTCAATTTATTTCAAAGTCCAATCGGGATCGTCATATTCATCAGCTTTGATAAACCCGATTGGAATTTCGGCTACTAATGTTAACAACACATATTTGACATTCACAAGCAATAGTTCTATAACTTATCTTGGTAATCAGTCAATAGCATTAAATTATATTATTATTGGTGGAGGCGGCGCCGGAGGAAACGGTGGCTCAAAACCATCTGGAACAAGCACTTTTACTTCAGGCTCTGGGGGAGGTGGAGGAGCAGGGCAATTTATTTTTGGAACAATAACTTTATCAAATGCTGACACAATGTCAATGATTGTTGGGGCGGGAGGAGTATCAGGTGACGGTTCCCTTTCGTCTCTAATCTATAATGGAGTAAATACTTATACTGCTTCTCCAGGAAAACAAGGTGGACTCGGAAGCAGTCCAACTCCACTCGTTAATGGAAGCGGAGGTCTCGGAGGCCAAGGCGCAGGATCTTTAGCTGGTGGTGGAGGAGGCACAGTTTCAGGGTCGGCCGGTGGAATCGGATCTGCCAATGCTTCAACTGCATCAGGCGCTGGAGGCAGTTCAGGAAGCATTACTACTCAATCAGCAGGGGGTGCCTTCACAAATATAATGGCCGATGGTTTCGCAACAAATAATATATGCATTGGAGGTCTTGGTGGTGGTTTAAATTTAGCAGCAGCATCAGTAACAAAATCATACGGAAGCGGTGGAAATGGCGGAGGAGGAATTTCTACTATTGGAAGTGGACTAACAGGATCAAATGGAATTGGAGGTGTTATCATTTTATTTTTCAATAACTTGCCAAATTTTCAAGTTTCAAATAGCACAATAAATACCAATTTAGCTATCACACCGATCTATCAATCTTTGCCAAATTTCACAACATCTCAAATTGGCTATTCCAATACTTATAATGTAAGTTCAACATCAGCATTATCAACTGTTAATGCGACAATATTTTCATCATCAACAATAAATTCTCTTGGCACTATAGGTTATGGAGTATGGGTTGTTAATTTCAATTTGTATATAAATGCCGGTACAGTCAGCCCAAGTTTGACAGCAATTTTACAGAATAATGCAGCAACGCTATCTACTTGGGGATTGTATACAAACAGTGGAACATCAGTATCTTTACAAGGAACTTATGTGTTCTCAAATAGTTCATCAAGTTCTACCTTAGCTTTGTTAGCAAAATCTAGTACCGCAACCAATTCACCAGTTGTTCAAATTGCTAATACATATCTTCAAATAACAAGAATCGCATAATATTTTCTCATCAAATAATAAAATGGCTTCTTGTATAATTTTGAACGCATCAAACGTTATAGGAAACAATAACAGTCAATTTCAATATAATTTTCAAAATGGCAGCTTCACAGTCCTTCCTGGAGCTGAGCTAAGCATCAATCAAGTCCAGTTACCATATGCGTGGTTCAATGTGACCAATTCTTTAGGCAACAACACATTCCAATATATTATGCCAACGTCTGGAACTTTCAATGTAACGGCTTCAAGCTCAGGGACCACCCTTGCCGTCACTGTCGTTCCCACCAGCGGCAAGATTCTCGTCGGAGATACCATCACAATTTCTGCGACTCCCTATACAATCGTCTCCTACATAAGTGGTCAGGGAGGCGTCGGCACTTATCAACTCAGTGCCTCGGTGACCGCCGGATCATCGTCTTATACTTTTTCTAGAACGAACAACACATACACAGTCACCCTGCCTAACGGGTTTTACACTTTAACTGATATCCAGAATGCGCTCAATAAGTCTCTCTTGGCCAACGGGTTTTACTTTTACTCAACTACTCAGCCGAGCACAAGTGGAAATGCTAATCCGAGCATCATATACCCGATCAATTTTTCAACAAATGCGCCTCAATATACAAATCAAATTACTTTCAATTATCTGCCTACTTCGTCATCTGATGTCACATCAATGTTTGGGAGCGGATATATATGGGCAAACAGCTACATTACAGGTTCACTTACGACGCCTCAAATCGTTATTCCAGCTGGAGTCAAAAGTACCACAACTTTATTTGGAAACTTAATTGGCTTTCAATCAGGGACCTACCCATCAGCAGCTCAGAGTATCTACCCTGCGAATGCTGTCATCGGAGGTTATACTGTGACCATATCTGGTAACAGTTTATCGGCCACGCCTCCATTTCCTCCGCTAGGAAGTTACATAAATAGCGTCCTTGTGCACTGCAATCTAGTAGACAATAAAGTTGGAAGCGGTGGATTTCAAGACGTATTAGATGTCATTCCAATCACGAGCACTTTTGGGTCAAATATCAGCTACCTTCCGATTGCCAATGCGGGGGTCAGATTGAGGCCAGGAAAGTATTCAAATTTGATCATCACCTTGACGGACTCCAATAACAATCCAATTCAGAGCAACGATCCGAATGCTTTGATGAATTTTGTGCTGACAATGCCTCAAACATAATCTATATGAATATTAGATGGTCTACAAAATCAAGCAATATACATTAGATCAGGCAAGGCGCCTTGGGCTTCAAGTTGCTCCTAGTAAAAATCCAAAACACAAGATTGATGTGTACGACAAATTCGGTAACTTTTTAGCTTCAGTTGGAGCTCAAAATTATATGGACTTCCCAAGTTATTTAGAAAAGGATGGATATGAAATTGCTATGAAACGCAGAAAGTTATATAAAATTCGGCACGAAAGAGATAGACACATTTTAGGAAGTAAAGGATGGTTGGCAGATAATCTTCTTTGGTGATTAAGTTATCCAACTTTCCAAATTAAATTATTGTTATATAAAAATGGAATTGCACAAAGATCTTGTCCATAAAATTAAGGCAAATAGGCCCAAGCTTTCTGAAAGTTCCATCCGTACTTATGTGTCTACTCTTACCAATATTTATAAAAAACTGCAAGGCGAAGGAGGGATCCACTTCTTCACAAGTCACGCAAAAGAAATTTTACACAGTTTGGGAGAAAAGCATTCCAAAACAAGAAAATCTGTTCTCTCTGCTCTTTATATTTTAACCAATCACGAGGACTATAGAAAGATGATGATTGAAGACTGCAAGATAGTCAACGACGCCTACAAGAATCAGACCAAAGATGCTAAGCAAACTGAGAACTGGGTGGATATCAAAGAGGTGAAAGATATCTATGAGCAGCTCAAATCAGTTGCGTCCAAGATGCTAGACAAAAAATTGTCACTAGATAGTAAGCTCATAGTGCAGTTCTTTTTGATCGGCCTTCTCGGCGGTGTTTCTGGTCTCCCACCTCGCAGATCTATGGATTATTCTGAGATGAAGATACGTAACATAAATCCAAAAACTGATAACTATTATAAAGCGGGGAAGTTCTATTTCAATATCTACAAAACGAAAGGTAAGTATGGCTTACAAGTTTTGGAAATTCCTGCTGAGCTTAACAAGTACATAAAGAAGTGGATCAAGCTCAATGAAGGTGACTACCTCCTTTTTAGCTCCAATGGTAATAAGCTTTCCAGTTCTCAGATCACTCGCATACTGAATAAGGTCTTCGGCAAGAACATCTCTACAGATTTATTGCGTCATATCTTTCTCTCTAACCAGTACAAAGATATCCCAAAATTACAGGAGATGGAGAACTTGGCAGAGGCAATGGGTCACAATCTTGGGACGGCGCTTGAATATATCAAGCATTAACTAACTATAATCTGGAATCATAGGATAGATAGCGTTATCTAAGACCACAATGGTCACAATCTTAACAATAAAAAATTTTTTATTGTTACCATATATCTAGCTAATAGTTAGATAAATGGTAATCCAGCAATCTGATGCAGATTATAGTTAGTTAATTGTCACTCTTTCCCTTAAACTTCGCTAAAAATAAGTCAAACTGTGCATCAAGTAGCTCTCGCTCTAAGCGTTTTATATTCGCTACTAGCTTTCGGCACCTAGCGTGACTCGTTGTTATTGTCGTCTCTGGAAGATCACAACCAAGCAACAGAATATTCTTTCTCAAATGCTTAAATGGTTTCCCACATATTGTGCATTCATTCTGGCTATCGTGTATTTGTAGGCCTTCTTCTACTTCTAAATTATGAAGCTCCATATCTATTATCTATGATAGATAATTATTTCGCCTAAAACTTGAACTTGAGGGGAGCGAGTTTTCTATGGCTATGGGTTTTACCGCCTTCCTTTTTATGCGCTGCTCCTCCAACAATGTGATGCTTATGGGTATGATTATGAATATGATGAACACGATGTTGATGACGAAGCGTGTGCTTTCCGCCGTGAGTAAAATGAAGACCGTGACCTTTTGCAATATGAATATGGTGCCTCATTATATACTACGAAGAGAGAAAATAATCAATCACCCTCATCGTCCTTGTCGTTTTCATCTCTAAATTTCAGTTGCTTAATTATCGGGACCAATGGCTTGTTCACAACAGTCTGCTTCATTTCTCTCTTTTTGCCAACTCTAAGAAGTAAAGCTATGAGCACATTAGAATCATTCGCTTCTATGACACCGAAGTTTTGATCCTCCAAGGTCACTGTCATACTTGCATAGCTGCCTTCTGATACACTGACCCACTTTTCATAAGGAGGCGAGTAAGTTATAGAACTTCCGAAGCTTGTGTTGATACTGAAGACGTCCAAAATATCGGTCGGAAAAGTACAGGCATTATTGATCATATTGCACCTGACCACAATAGAGTTGACTGGCGTTGCATTGGGAGTCACATTTGAGAGCACATTGTAGGTCGCCGTCTGAGCCAGGCTTGGGTAGGTCCCAGCTGTGAACCCAATTATGCTGCCAAAATTATTTGAAGAACTTATTACAACTTGCGGGGTGTTTCCTGTTGAGCTATAAACAAAGCCCGAAGGAGCCGAGAACCCAGATGGTAGACTCGTCGGGATCGGATACATAATGAACTGATTCGCATAATAGGTCTGGTTGCTTTGAATGCTTATGAAATATTGATTGAAGCCAGTTGCCGTGTTTACCAAATATTGATTCAATGAGAGAAAAGTTGCTTCCATATATTGATTAAGATCGCTGACTGAATAGAACCCGTCCTTGAAAATCATTTTGTAGAGAACTCCGTCCCAATAGTAATTGAATGAGTTGTTGTTATAAAGTCCCTTGTTGATATTGAAGAAGCTGTAGGGCATCACAATTTGGCTGACACACATCTCTGAATTTTCAGGCACAACAAAGCTGCCATTTATGAAATTATATTTATATGTTGTGTTATTTGTACTGATCACATTGTCTGAATTGAGGACTAATGTATAAGGCATTTTAATATAAAGAGAGAAATAATTTGATAATGGAAAGATTTCTATACACATAGTGCGCAGGTTCGCGCAGTTCGCACGTTTTTATAAAAGTCCTCTTACGAAAGAGAATTCCAAGGATAGTTTTATGAAATAGTGCGAACTGCGCGAACCTGCGAACATATTCTATACACATACTAATTAGACCAAGTTCAAGGCATTCGCCTGTAAGGCAGTCGGGACTGACGGAGCCACATCGCCTACAGGAATGAGGATCAA